GACCCTTAGAGTTCGTGCTAATGAAAAGGTAGTTGCCTCTGTTAGTCTTTTAGGAGTCATAGCCTGTACTTTTATTGGTGCAGGTTATTTTGCTCCAAAGGCAGAAGCATGTAGTCCTCGTTTGGACGGTGAACCTACCTATTGTCCAGACTGGGATGATGTAGTATTAAGAGATCCTCCTTCTGATCCTGTTGAAGAGGAAGGGGAACCAAGATATATTAATGATTGGGAACAAGGAAAGGTTGTATTTTATGATACGAGAGAAGATACACCTTTAGTGATTATGGATACTTATAACCATATGGTTGATAAACTTCGTAATTGGAAGCAAGAGAAAGAACGTACTCCAGTAGAGGATATGATAAATAGTTCACTTGCAGAATATAAATATGGGAGCAATGACCCCACCAAATCGGAAGAGTTGTTACAACTTCCGAGTAATCAAGATTGATAAAGTTCTAGATGGTGATACTATCGATGTTACTATTGACCTCGGTTTTGATCTATACAAGAAAGAAAGAGTTAGAATTGCAGGAGTTGATACGCCAGAGAAAAGAACGAGAGACTTGGAAGAAAAGGAACTAGGAATTCATGCCACCAACTGGCTTAAAGACAAATTGGAAGGAGCTATTAGTGGGGATGACGATCTCGTTATCCGTACTGAGCTTGTGGGGGGCGTTGGGAAGTACGGACGGCTACTGGGGTGGTGTTACATCGGGGACGCAGCAGTGTCACTCAACGAACAAATGATCGAAGAAGGATATGCTTGGGCATACGATGGTGGCACTAAGCAGAAAGACTTCGAACAACTACGTGAAATTCGTAGAGCACACGGTACATTAGTAGAGGGCTAATTATGTGGAATTTTAATCCAAAACCTGCTTTCGATAAAGTAGTAGCATGGGATAGAAACCTTGCTAAAAAATTTCAGAACAAATTTAATTTGACTGATTATCAAATGTTATGCGTATCCTTTGCTAAAGGATTTGTTATTGGAGCAATTCTATTATGAGTAATTTTAAAGTACCAGTTGCAGTACTCACATTCCTAGCAGCACAGCTAGGTGGTGCAGTATGGTGGGCATCACAAGTTGATGGTAGAGTTAAGAGTTTAGAAGAACAAAGTCTAAACCTTGCTTTAGAGAATAGAAGGTATATCTCTGAGGTTATAATTCCATCATATGAAATCAGTGATAGTTGGGATAATCCCCATCACAATAACTGGTTAAAATCTGGTGGGTGGAAAAAGTAAATGAAATTAAAAAAACCTCTGAAGGATCCTAACGCAAAGAGTCCAATTCAGAAGTTTGTTGGTGGTAAGATTCCACACTACCTTGCAGTAGCATCATTTGCATGGGTGTTATTAGATGTTGTTTCTTTTACTCATAGTGTAATCACCAACAGACCAGAAAGAGAACGGAATGAATTAAATCAATATCTCGATAAACAGATTGCTGATAGTATTAATAAAGCATTACCACCAATAACTGGTTTTGTTACGGGACCAGTATCTAAACCAGAACCAAAAAAGAATGGTAATGGTCAATGATATTATTTCTTTAAAGGACCAAGACCTTTTTTCTTTCTATATTCATTTGCAATAATTTCGGAACGATAAACTTTAGTATCTGTTTTTCCAAGTATTTTATTTACTTTGGTTAAAACTTGTTTTATAACAGGTTTAAATGTTCTAGTTAATAGTTCTGCTAATGGTTTTGCAAGTAAAGCAGATGCACCAGCAACTGCTGCGATAGAAGCTGTTGTTGCAGCAACTTGTGGACTAGGTAGAAATTGTTCTACTGCTCCTATATCTTCATATAATATTACACATATTTTTTTATTTTGATTACTAGGGTCACGTTGGAGTTCATATCCACTGACCTTTTCTTTTTCATTAGGTCCAAGTGCTCCTATCCTTGGTTGATTGGGTGCAGGACAGGGAGGATCTACGTCTACATTTGTATCTGCATCAGTTGAAGCACCTGGCGGTGGTGGGGGTGGATCTCCTTTTTTTGCTACAAACGGTGGTGGACAATTACTATAGCATTCAGAATCACTATAATCCATAGGCTGATAATATGGCATACTAGCATCACATAATGTCATTGCTCTACCAGGATCATCTACTACTAGATCTTTATCAATGGGAATATTATTTTTGTGCTTCTTATTATCCCTATGCATCCATACACAACCAGGCATATCAATAATAGGAAATCCAATATAACTTGTTATAGGATTATGGTCAGGAATATATGGTTGATTAATCTGCCATCTAGGTATCTCATAGACACTAATACCTACATTACTTATTTGAACTCTGGGAATAGTAGGTATACTCATTAGTCTTTAACATTACCAATAGAGAATGTTCCTAGATCTTCTGCAGTTCCATTTGCTTTAATTTCTTTAGATAGTTCTACTTTAACTTCATTAGTACTAAGTGTATGTGTATGTTGTCCTACATGACCAATTGGATTTATTAACATAACATCAGCACATACTTTATGATACGGTGATTTTGGATGGAACATAATTCCAGACTTCATAAGTTCACCACAATTTTTTAGACGAGCTAATTCAAAGTCTAATCTTTTATTAGATAGTAGTTGTGCATTAAGTTGTGTTTGAGTAGTTGCTGCTGTCTTACATAATTCTTGTAATTCTTTGTCCAATGGTTTAGACCATGTAGCAGATAGTCCTAGACCTAAACTGTAATTATCTGTTTGATTTGTTCTTGTTGGCATATAATATAAAACTTCTCCAGGATTATCAATCTCACCATCATCGTCAGAATCGTATACATTATATACAGGATCATCATATGTGTGTTCAAATGGTCTTCGAAAATTTCCTGTTCCAGTCACATAGGGTGTGATGTTCATAGTAGCACCCTGGCACTGTATACCACCACCATAGGTGTTAGTTATGTATGGACCTTGTAAAACCTGTATGGCTTGATTGGTTACTGAGCCAGAACTATTAGCAATTGGATTGGCAGTAGCATTAACTCCACCTACTGTCTCCGCATTTACAGGGGTTGCAATGACACTTGCTGCAAGTATTAGACATATCCTTTTTATTGTGTAAATGTACTTGTTGTATTTGTGACGCTGTGTACTTCGGTCACTCTTTGAATTATTGTGTGGTTTGATAGCCCAGGTCCTTGATAACTTTCTGTAAATTGAAAGGCATTTCCTGGTGTTGTTAATGTGAAGTCTGGTCTTTGATTTAGATTCAATCCTGTCCATTCTGAAGTCACTCCGTCTAATGTTACATTTGTAACGTCTACTGATCCTGTACCTGTTGGGGTTAGGTTTCCATCTGCTGATACGCCTGTCCCAGTCACTACATACTGCCAGCCAGTGTTATAATCCATAGAATTTATGGTCTCCGTCACCGTAGATGTAGTTTCCGTATTACTGGTCATTCCTCCCTGGGTAAAGTTTGGGACCACGGGTACTGCTCTTGCAGCACCTGCACTACTAAGCAGTAGTAATACTGTTAGTATACGTTTCATGACTACCTAAGTTGGATTTCTGTCACAAATTGGCCTGTAGCCGAGGTTCCTGCACCACCTGCTACCACAGTCGTTACACCAGAGCTTAAAATTGTGCCAGCTAAATTACCAGCCACACCACCAGACATAGTTAAGGTTTCACCATATGCTGGCATATCAGCTACGACACCACTGGTTACGTCTACACCTGAACCGAGAGCATATGTAGCATCTCCTTGAGTCCAAGACTCACTAAAGCTAAAAGCAGAGCCTGCGGTATTTATATCGTATGCACCAACGTCTAGTGTTGCTGCTGTAGTAGCAGTACCAGCAGTTAGTTTACCAAAGTGTTGATCAGTTGCTACTTTGATATTATTACCAGAAACTGTATAGGTACTACCTACACGAGTGGCATCCGTATAAGCTCCATTTACCGTAAGCTGAGTTGAACTAGTCATACGGTGTGTTAAATCGGCCCGTGCTATAGGTGCCGTCATCAAAAACATACCAATAGTTAGCAATAATGCTTTCTTCATGTATTCTATACATCTTGGCCCAGCTATTTAGCGTTGATTTTA